GACAGGTATTTCTGTCAAAAAACTTGTAATCATTATGGCTTGTGAAAATGGAGAATGCGTCGTCTATGAAGAACGAGACAAATCAAAGTACATTAAACTTCTCAGCAAATACATTAGAAAATTTGTTAGAGATAAACTGGAGCTCTATGGAACCGAATAAAGAACTAGAAAAGGCAATTGAGAACAAATTTTTAACACCATCAAAATTCGCTCTTGAGATCGAAAAAATTGTTGCTGAAGAAAAATTTAACTACATTGATGCCATCTGCTACTATTGCGAAATCAATGAACTTGAGGTAGACTCTGTAACGAAACTCATTTCAAAATCTTTGAAAGAGCGTCTGAAGTGGGATGCTATCCGTCTCAACTTCATGAAGAAAACCTCTCGTGCTAAACTTCCCCTATGATTTCACGCAATGAATTAATGCACCATCGTCTTCAGGCATGGATGCGTGAAAATAAATGTGATGATCTTGAATATCTTGGAGAAAGACCAGATATTTGTGGTGAAATTAAACATTGGTATCTTATTGCTGGCAAACATGAAGTCAGCGTTGATTGTATTGAAGGACTTGATTTAGTAGATGACGAAAGTGACTCCATTTGATGCGTATCAACATTATCTGTCTTTAAAAAATCACTTTACCAATCCAAAGTATGATTTTTTCAAATACGGTGCAAAAACACGCGCAAGTGTATCTTCTTTTAATAAGAGAAAAGATAAATATTGGTTTGAAAAAACCTCCAGAAAATATTCTGATAAGGAAGTAGTTAATTTCCTTGTATCCAACTTTGTTTCCACCGATAGCCCACAAAACTTATGGATTGGCGAAATTATCAATTCTGGCGAAAGAAACTACGCAGAGTGGATGAAACGACAGCAGAGTTTGAGTTACTTGTTCAGAGAACAAAGCAGCGAATTACTCTCGGAGATAAAATTGGAAGAATTATTCAAATGTCCCAAAGGACATCCGATTATTCTAAAAAAACTTCTAAGCGGGAAATTATCTCTAGAAACCTTCGTAATATACGAGAGAATCTTCCATTTTTCAAAAAATTTCGATAAAAAATTGAAGGATCCCGTATGGGAAACGATCAGTTTAAAGATAAAAAAATATGATCCCTTCATAAATATTGATGTATTCCAATACAAGAAAATTTTACGGTCAATAGTTCATGAGTGATTTTTTTGATTCTGAAATAATTCAAGAAGAGTTAAAAGAGATTAATGATCTTCAAGAAGAGATCTATGGAACTTTTTTAACATTTTCTATGATGAGCCGTAAAGAGCAATTGGAAAACGTTGAAAAGCTAACACGCTTGCTAGAAAAGCAAAAAGTGATGTATACTAGGTTATCTCTTTCAGACGACCCTCAAGCGGTTGAGATGAAAGAGAATCTACGTAAATCGGTTGCTTCAATGGGATTCCCACCTGAAACCGATCTGAATATGCTTTTCGATAGTATGAGAGAAACAATTGAATCGCTCAAACTTCATATTGACAGTTGAGCACATCCTTGCTATGCTATCTAAGTAAATCCACCAAATCCAAACCATCCGAGGTATCTAATGTCTTTCGCAGACCTTAAAAAGCAATCTAAACTTGGCTCTCTGACTGCCAAACTGGTTAAAGAAGTTGAGAAAATGAATAACACTGGCGGTTCAGGAGATGACCGTCTCTGGAAACTGGAGTGTGATAAGAGCGGCAATGGATATGCCGTTATCCGTTTCCTTCCTGCCCCCAACGGCGAAGATCTTCCATTCGTAAAACTCTACTCCCATGCCTTCCAAGGTCCTGGTGGTTGGTTTATCGAGAACTCCCTCACCACTCTGGGACAGAAAGATCCTGTCTCCGAATACAACTCACTGCTGTGGAACAACGGCACTGATGCTGGCAAAGATGCTGCACGTAAGCAGAAGCGTAAACTGACTTACATTGCTAACATCTACGTTGTCAAGGATCCTGCCAATCCTGAGAACGATGGTAAAGTCATGCTTTACAAGTTCGGTAAGAAGATCTTTGATAAGATCACTGCTGCCATGCAACCCGAGTTTGAAGATGAGGAAGCAATCGATCCGTTCGATTTCTGGCAAGGTGCTAACTTCAAACTGAAGGCAAAGAACGTTGCTGGTTATCGTAACTACGATTCTTCTGAATTTGCAGCACAATCTCCCCTACTGGATGATGATGATGCAATGGAAGCAATCTGGAAGAAGCAGTATTCTCTGGAAGAGTTTGTTGCTCCCGATCAGTTCAAGACCTATGATGAACTGAAGAAGCGCCTTGATTATGTTCTTGGTAACAAAGGCACTCCTAAGTTCCAAGATGAAGAATCAGTACAGGAAGAGCGTCAGTTCAATGACGAGCGCCGTGGTGTTGCCCCTGCAGTAACTTCTACTCCTGGTGATTTCAACGCAGAAGACATCGTTACTTCCAGTTCTTCTGATGAAGATGATGATGCACTTTCATATTTCCAGAAACTCGCTGAAGATTGATGAAAGATCTTAAGATCCCGTTTGCTATTGTCTCCTTCCTGTTAGTTCAGGGAGCAGGTGTAGTGTGGTGGTCTTCTCAACTTGACGGTAGAGTAAAGACTCTCGAAGCAGAGAGTCTCTCTATTGCCAGAGAAAACCGCCGATATATTCAAGAAGTAATCATGCCTTCTTATGAAATTAGTGATTCGTGGGATAATCCACATCACAACAATTGGTTGAAATCTGGCGGTTGGAAAGATTGATTAGTGAAATCTGATTATACGATAGATCGTGTAACCAAATCCGAAGCCGCAGAGTTACTTCTGCGGTTTCATTATTTGAAGGATATATCCAAAACCTTTAAATCTGGTTATAATTATGGTCTATATAAAAACAATGAATTTTGTCCGCTGAATATAGGCGGCATTCAGGGAATTTGTATCTTTACAGGTCTCCCTGTTCCCGAAATTGCTAAAGGTGCCTTTGGATTAGAACGTCATGAACAGCAAGGACTTTTTGAATTATCAAGGTTATGCATCCACCCCGACACTCAGCAGAGCGAGTATAATATCACTTCTTGGTTCGTCTCAAAGGCGATTAGATGCCTTAGAAAAGAAACCAATGTTAGGGGGATTATCTCATACGCTGATAGTGACCATCATGCTGGTACAATTTATCGCGCTTGCAACTTTCAGTACTGCGGTTTATCAGAACCAAAGAAAGATTTTTATTTTGCAGACGGAACTAAACACTCTAGAGGAAGTGTTAAAGGTCATGAAGGTGAGTGGAGAGAAAGATCTCGTAAACACCGATATGTAATGGTGTTTGATAAGAAACTAGATCTCTTATGGTGATTTAGTACGAATATTATCGCTTCTCTTAACTATATTACCATCAGAAGTTCTAAAGAACTGAGATGATTTACCATAACGCATCAGATCACGAGTATCATTTAGAAATTGTTGAATATAAGAAGGTCTTAGTACATATATTCCTCTTTTCTTTTCATTCTCTTCATTTTCATACTCATAGTTACTAACAGGTCTTGTTATATCAGTTTTAGTAACCATCTGATCTAAACCACTATCCCAAAACTTGACATATGATGATGTAGTGTCAACTTTTGGTTTTGGTGATTTGAAGTTATAATCAACAACCTGACCCTTTGGTAGGATAATTCTACCTTTACTATCTTTTACTTCTTTGGTTTCATAGTAAAGAGTTGCGTTTAAATCACTACCATACTTACTAAAAGAATATTCGTAAATATCTTTACTAGAAAGTGGCCATTGATCTCTTACGTTTGTAATACCAGCAGTAATTAAAACAACCCAATCAAGATCTACAGATCCATATAGTTCTTGTGCAACATGCTCGGGTCTTTTTCCATCACGAATCTGATATAGTTCAAAACTAGTGAGAGAGTTTTGGACATCATCTCTTAGTTTCACTCTCTTAAAAATATTTTTCGCAGAAATATATTCTTCAGAAAGATTTCTTTCTGGAAGGGGTGATAGATATTCTATGTTTGGTAGTTCTCTAAAGTATCCCATTTTAGTATCCTACTCCTGTAGCTCCTTTTGGATCATTCGCATAATCATTTTGATAAATTGGCACCAATTCCTGGAATGATAAATCAAGTATCATAGAAACAGGTGTTGAATCACCATATACAGCATATACATTTTCACCAGTATAATTCACTTTCATATCTGTGAGAGCACATTGCTTAAATTTGTTTAAGAATGGGTGTATGGCAGAACCTCTCATATATGCCAACTCAAAAACATTTGGCGATTTAACGAATAGATTTCCCTGATCAATGAACGTTGGTGCCATATTCCTTTTCAAAGACCTAATAATAAGTTTAGTTTGACGAGATTCATCATAATCTCTTGGAGTCATCTTAAATTGAAAATTAAAACTTCTTAATTTAACACCATCAAATAACAACTCCATATTAGGATTGAATATTTTATTGTCTTTTCTCGCTAATAGTTGATCTAAACTTACATTAGCACCAAAAATATTAACCGCATTAACAGCTAGTTGTTGTTGAATTAGAGTTGCTGCCCTTTCTGTTTTAAGTCCAGAGGCATCGACCGCCTTACCCAAAAACTCTTCCAGGTTTTTAATCTTTAATGCTCTAAGACCATCACCCATCATATCTGGAACTGTTTGTAACGCGGCACCCGTTATATTATTCATTGTACCAGCATTATATGAAACCGAATTGCTATCATTAACATTTGATGGGATTGGTAAAACAATCATTCCACCAGGAGCAAGAGTTGTTTCAGATAGAACTGCTTTATTTGAAATTGATTTTGCTTGTGTTGTATTTTTGAATGCAGTAGGACCTTCGAGCACTCCACCGTTTTGTCTTCGCTTGATAATTATTCTGAAATAATCAGTATTTTCTGTTAATGATTCATATGGATATCTTAAGAGAGAATCATTAAGATCGGTATCACCATCTCCACTGACTGCTTTATATTCTTCCTCATTAACATTTTTATAGGATGCTAATAGTTGTGCCGATGCCACTGCTTGGGCGTGACTATTGCCGCCAGCTATTTGAAGTTCATACTCAGCCTGTTGTGCTGGTACTGTGTAAATTATAGGAATTGGTTGCCCTGTGGCGGGATTTATAGCCATTAACTATCGACCTACTTTATCTAACTATTTAGACCGAATTTTGCAAAAGGGAGTTCTCGTACATCTGCGAGTTCATCTGCATAGACTTCATAGATTCCTCCAACTATTTCACTCCATGTATATTGCCTTACTTCTCCCCAATGAAAGTTGATTCCTCTAAATCCCCAGGAGAAGACATCACTAACTGCTACTAAAGGATTTTGATCGAATTTAATATTTGGGGTTTTAGGGAGATACACAAAAATATAGTACTTACCAGATTCGGGAACTTTTCCACCTTCTTCTAATACTGAAATTAGTTTAATCATCAAATCGTCAGGATCTTCAGTTCCATTAATATCATTCAGTACAGAACGAATACGATTTGATTTATCATCTGTTGGGTATACCATTATTTAATACCTAGTTCGTCTTCTGTTAGAACTTTAAACTCCCACATACGATCTTTACAAAACTCTTCTGCTGCTTTCCATTTTGCTATGTTCTTAGCATATTCTGTAACTTCATAGATATATGCTTTTGTTTTTCTTTTTTGAACTTTGGGTTCTTTAGTTTGTTTCTTTGGTTTTACTTCAATCAAATATTTTTTCAATTTTCCATTATTTTCTTTTACTTTAATATAAAAATCTGGGAAGTAGCGATGAATACGATTATCTAGAGGAGATCGATATGGTAATGCGATTTCTTCAGATCCCCATTCAATAATATTTTCATTCAAATCACAGTAAACCATGAACTTTCTCTCCCAAAGAGATCGATATATGATATTTGTTGGATCTCCTTTGTATTTCTTGGGATGAGATGGTTGATATTTTCCCTTATATGACATCTAAATAATAATAACAAAGGTTTAATATTAATATTTAGATATGGGAACTCCACTTCCAATCCAAAATCTTACGATGAACAAAATCCTCGCAAAAAACGAGGGTGGACTTGCAAGGGCCAATCAATACCAAGTTTCTATTGTTAGTGGATGGGGTGCAGATCAATATGGAACACCATTTATAAGACATCTTAAAAATAATTATGGTTTAATATGGAACGGAGAATTCCAGGAGAAATTATCTATTGCTTGTTCAAATGTAAATCTTCCATCTTCAACATATGCAACTGGGGAAGTAAAAGATAATTACATTGGTGTTGGGCAAGAATATGCACATACCAGAGTTAATACTGATATCGACTTCACATTTTATCTTGATAGGAATTACGAGATTTTAACTTTCTTTGAAGCATGGATTGATTTTATTTCTGGTAATGGTGTATCTAATACTGAGGATAAAGGATATTTCCGTAGATTTGCATATCCAAAATTCTATAAAAACTTTTCTGGACTTTATATTACAAAATTTGAGAAAAATTGGAATGCTCCCAATGCAAGGAACATGACCTATCAACTTATTAATGCATTTCCAAAATCTATGGCATCAATACCATTACAATATGGTGAGGCAGAAGTAATGAAGGTTTCCGTAACAATAAACTATGATAGATATAGACTTTATAGATCTATTAGTGGAACTCAAATAAAAGATCTTCCCGATAGCGCCACTAAGTTCTTCCCATATAATATTGACTTAGGATTGGGTATTGATTATTCTAAGTTGATGGGGCAGTATGGAAATTTCACTCTATAATCCCTAATAAATAAAAATACTTGAATTGTAACGGAGATTATGCCTTTACCAAAAATTAATACTCCAACTTATGAGTTGGAGATTCCTTCTACTGGAAAAAAGATTAAATATCGCCCATTTCTAGTAAGAGAGGAAAAAATTCTTGTCATGGCATTAGAGTCTGAAGATATGGCTCAGATTACGAATGCTATTATAGAAATTCTAACAGAATGTATTAGTACACGCGGTGTGAAAGTTGCAGAACTTTCTACCTTTGACATTGAGTATTTGTTCCTTAATATTCGTGGAAAATCTGTTGGTGAAGTTATTGAAGTTAATGTAACCTGTCCAGATGATGGTGAAACACAGGTTCAACTAGAAGTTAACCTTGATGATATTAAAATACAGACTAATAAGGAGCATACCAATATCATCAAGATTGATGATGCATTGTCTATGAAGATGAAATATCCATCAGTTAATCAATTTATTGAAAATAACTTTGAATATCAGGATGTTCAACCTGGTGTTGATAAATCATTGGATGTTATTATTTCATGTATAGATATGGTATATAATGCTGATGAGTGTTGGTCTGCAAGTGATTGCACAAAAGAAGAAATGACAGGATTCATTGAACAAATGAATACACGTCAATTTAAACAAATTGAAACGTTCTTCTCTACGATGCCCAAACTTGCACATACTGTGAACGTTAAAAATCCCAATACAAAAAAATCTAATGAGGTTGTTCTTGAGGGATTAGCGTCTTTTTTCGCTTGATAATGTCGCATACCAATCTTGAATCTTATTACAAGACAAATTTTGCCTTGATGCAGTACCATAAATACTCTTTGACGGAGTTAGAAAATATGATGCCGTGGGAGAGAGAAGTATACGTTACTTTACTCCAACAATATATTGAGGAAGAAAACTCGAAACAACAACAGTAAGTGGCATTAGGAAATTATACAGCACCATCGGTTCCGAAAATGGGAAGAAGCACAATTGCTTCTTCTGCTATTTCTGGTGCTGGTAAGATTGGTCCCAATAAACCAAAATTATCTACAACTAGAGTTAATTTTCAAAATATAAAGGGTGGTGACATTGCTAGTTCACTAGCAGAAACTAATACAGTTCTTGTAGAAATACAAAAGCAATTAACACTAGATTTTGCTAATAGAATTGTAGAGAGAAAGGAAAAAATATCTGCTATTAAAAAGCAGAGAGAAAATCAGAAAAAGATGGCGAGAGAGTCATCTATAGAATCTCCTTTATCAAAGATATCGAAAAAAACTAGTGGTGCCTTGAATAAGGTGATGGCACCTGCCAAAAATATTTTTGGTAAGATCATAGAATTCTTATCTTTGATTGGAACTGGAATACTTGTAGAAGAAGCATTTAACTGGTTCTCTAAAAAAGAAAATAGAGAATCTATATCTAAAGTATTTACTTTTTTAGTTGATAATTGGAAAATACTTGCTGGTATTTTTATTGGTGGAAAAATACTTAGTGGTATTTTAAAATTAGTTGGAGCAGCACGAACTGTTAGAAGTCTGCTCAGAAAAATTGGACTATTAAAGAACACGGGTATTTGTGGTTGTGGTGATGGTACAGGAAGAAAACCAACTAGATTACCTCGTGGATTTACAGCCGCTAGAGGTTCTGGGATGGCATTCTCCAGATTCTTTAGAGCAGGAGCAAATCAAGCACCCATCGGTAGAATGGGTAGTCTCATTAATGAATCTACTGGACGAGCAACCAGAATGCTCGGTCCAAACAAAGCAGTTGATGCACTTGCTCGTTTAAAAAACGCTGGTGTTAGCAATGCAAACCGTGCTAGAGTCTTGGCAGGGCAATTAAGTGAAACACAAGCACTTAATATTGCAACAAAAAATACAGGTCTGTTTAGTGGTATTCGCCAGAATTTTGGTGGAATATTGGCGCAAGGAAACAATCTTCGTAGAGGATTGCTAAGTCAAGGACAAGAATTAATTGGTGGCGCATATAGAGGTGTAAAAGGTTTTGGATCCGATGTGATGAATGTCGGCAGAACTGTTGGTAAAGGTCTTATGGATGCTGGTGGCGCTGCTGTCAGTGGTCTTAAATCATCATGGAATAATGTTGGTAAAGCAATTTCAAATCTTGACCCTCGTAAGTTACCAGAAATAATTAATAATGCAGTTAAATCAGAAGTTGATAAATTACAAAAAGCATCACCCATCTTTAAAAAATTAATCAATCTAGTAAAGAATCCAAAAGATATTGCTACTCTTGTTACAGATATAGCAGGTAAAGCTAAACCTGCTGTACAGGCAATTAAGCAAGCAAAGAGATCAGTTCCATTCAGAATTCCTGGTGTTGATGTTCTTATTTCATCTTTGATTGCTGCAGTAGAGATTGGAACTGGTGGTCCAGCTGGTAATGCTTTGATGGGAGCACTTGGTGGTGTGTTAGGATCTGCTGCTGGCACAACAATCGGTTCCTTTGCTGGTCCACCTGGAGCACTTATAGGTGCTATGGCAGGTGGTGTTGGTGGAGAATTACTATTCCGTGCAGCTGCGGATAAGATAGGTGAGCAGTTAGCAGCAAATGGTAAGGGGGATTTTGGTAAAGGAATATTCAATGACTCTCCACTTTTTGTTTCTGGATATGATCCATTTTCAATGTTTGGGGGTGATGAAGCACCAGAAGGTAAGAAGTTTGGTGGAATGATGAAAGGTCCATCACATGGTGGTGGTGGAGTTAGGATGGGTGGTAGTGAGATAGAAGGTGGTGAATATGTTGTTAATAGATTAGAAGCCTCCAGAAATAGAGCATCTCTAGATGATATTAACTTCAACTCTGGAAGACAATTGAAAAAGTTTGGTGAAGGAGTCAGAACGCAAAAGGTTCTTTTAGCAAAACAAGAAGAAAATCAAAAAGATTTTAGTGAAATAACAAAGAAATTAGTTGAAGAATTTGAGAAGAAAAAACGTATACAAGAGGCAGAAGCAAGAAAACGTAGCGGTGATGTAGGACTGACTTTACTACAACGGATGGGTATGACTGGTAATGGCAGTGGAGGAGGAAATCTAAATCATGCTGGCGGTGGTGGATCTAATAATGGAAACAACATTAGACCAAGTGGTGGTCCAAGTCCACTACGATTAAAACCAGATATTCAATACAACGATCCATCTGTACTTGTTCTTCCAGCAACAGATACCGCACCAGAAGAACCAGTAATTATACCAGGTAATTCTGATTCTAATTTGGGAGGACAAGAGATTATAATTGATACTTTCGATTCGGGGAATGAATATATTATTCAAGCATATCAAAGATACGGAATCTTCATGTGAGGTAATAAAAAATGGAAATACAACAGGTTAATTCTTTAAAACTAAATGCAAAGAAGATCAATAGTGTATTGATCAAAGGGAATAGTGATGTAAAGAAATTAAAAGCAGATGAAAAAAGTTTGCTTTTAAAAATTGATGATCAGAGAAAGAAAAAAATAGAAGAAAGCAAAGTAGAAAGTAGGGGTAAATTTAAAATACCAGGACAAGGAGTCTTGGGTAAAGTAACAAAACCTGTAATGGGTATTTTTGATAAGTTACTAGATTTCTTTGGTAATATATTACTTGGTGTTCTTATTGAAGAACTTCCAAGAGCAATAGCAGCAGCACAAAAATTCTTTGATGATAATCCATGGATAATACCAACATTTAAAAATATTTTCAAGTTCCTAGGAAATACTCTGATGGGAATGATTGATCTTGCCAATACTATTAAACCATCTGTTATAAGTGCATTTGAAGCATCTAGAGGTGCAGTGATTGGTGCTCTAGATCTTTTTGGATTTGAGACTGATGCCCTATTGGGTGAAGATGCGAAGTCAGCAGAGAAATCTGTAGATGAAGCAATTGCTGCAACACAAACTGAAGCTAATGAATCTCCTGCGGGAGAAGTACAACCAACGGGAGAAGGTCCAACATCAGTACAATCAAATCCAGATATTCCATCATCATCTGTTGCACCAGTAAATAGTGCTCCCGAAATACCAGGTCAAGAACCAAGAGAAGTACAGTCACCATCTGCAACTCCAGATTCATCAACTCCACCATCACAATCTTCTCCTGTACCATCAGTAAAGGTAAAACCTACACAAACAACACCTCAATATAAGTACGGTGGATTGACTAAATCATCCACTAATAAACGTGGAAGAAAAATCAAACCTAGAAGACGCCCAAGGATGGTTCAAGAGATTGGAGCAGAAAGAAGTGCAAGAGAAGCACTCATTTCTTATAGTGATTTTCACGATAATATAAAAGCTACAAAAAAACTGGAGGATCAAAAAGAAGACTCTAATGAATCATTTAGAAAATTCTTAGAACTTTATACTAGTGTTCATTCTACTGTCGGTGTAGGGACAGGACCTGGAGGAGGATCTCCAGATGGGTTGCCTGATGCAGGACCAGTAGGACCAGCAGGACCAGGATCTCCACTTGTATCATTTGATGCTAGTAATGAACCTGGATTTGATTTTACACCACCTGGTGGTATGAATCATGCACTATTTGATGGTGTAGTAAAACCAGATCCATATGGAACTAACAATCAAATTAATGGAAATAGTGGATATGGAAACTTCATGATTATAAGACATGAAGATCCCAATCGTCCTGGAACATTTTTTGATGCATTATATGCACACTTTCCAAATAAAAATTTCAAAAAACCAGGAGAAACAGTTAAGAAAGGAGAAGTTCTTGGAAGAATGGGTACATTGAATGATCCTTTTGATCAAAGAGGAAGTATAACAGGAACTCATATGAGTGTGGATTTTTTCCCAGTTGATGGACCATATGGGAAACCTTATTCATATCCTTATTGGCGTAACTTGCATCAACATATTGATCCGATGACACTTCCAACTCATAATTCAAGTGGTCTTACCCCATTCCAAAAAAAACAATATACAAATAATAAAGGCAATGGTAATTTTAAAGGTATGTTGAGACGTCATACAGGATTAAATCAATCAATGGATTCTACTGGGAGTAAAGTTGTATATGTTGTTCAACCGATAGTTAAACGAGGAAGAAGTACCATTGTTGTTAAACATATAGATAGACCTATAACTGTTCCAGTATCAGATTCTAGTAATATTATAAGACCAAGTTTAGCATAAAAAAATGTCAAATCAATTAACTACTGTAGTAGACAAATTAGAAATTATATCAGAAACTGGAGAAGCAACAGATGTATCTGGTGGTTTTCAGGTATTTAAATACTATGAAAGTTTATTCTCTCCACATATTACTGCATATTTGACACTGATTGATACTGGAAATGTAAAGTCTAAAACTGATACTCAAGAAAGACCAGCAGATATCGTTTCGGCAATACCAATCAGAGGTAAAGAAAATCTCAACCTTGTTTTATGTCATAAAACAGGAAGACTTTCTTTTGGTGCAAACCAAGCAGGTGATTATCCATTAAGAATAGTCTTCGCAAATTCTTCCACTGCGAAAGGTACATCCATTATAAGCCTACAATTAACATCACAAATTGCAGTAAAAAATAAGAAAAAAGTTCTTGCCGGTGCATATAAAGGTTTAATATCCAATTCAGCATCTAAAATATTTGACTCACTGTTAAGCGAATCTCCAAGTAGAGTTAGAGTAATTGATCCAACAAAAAATGCACTAGATTTTAAAGGTTCTCAAATAGAAAGACCCTTAGATAAACTTATTGATTTGGCAACCCAATCTATTTCAGTCAATAGTGACGGCACTCCTGGTTATTTTATTTTTGAAACACAGGATGGAGTAAGTTTTAGATCAGTGCAAGAAATGTGCAACGCTGGATCTGAACTTGTGTATAGTCATGGTGAAGGACAAGTTGCACGAGAAGAAGGTGATTTTAGAATTTTACACTTTGCAGAGAAGCAAGACTTTAATCTCTTAAAATCAATGGAATCTGGTGCATTTGGAGCACGTTTTATTGAATGGAGTCCTTATAATCTTGAGTATAAGGAGGAGATAGTTAAACTCGA